GAATACAAAGAGCTAAAGATATGATTAAGTATTATGATGCTCAAAAGAAAGCCGCTCTAAAAGGTAAGAATAAAGAACTAGCAAAGAAGATGTTAAAAAATGACATTGAAGAAAGCGTTGGTCAAGTACAAACTAGACCTGATGGTAAAGGAAACTTTAATCTAATATTCAGAGGAAAAGAGATAGGTTATTATCATAGAGAAGGTGGCAAATATGTTGTTTACTATGACAAAGATGGTGACGACTACGATCAATCAGATGAGGTATCTACTACATCACAAGCTAAAAAATTAGCATATGATAATATGAATGAGGCTGATTTAACTAAAAGTCAAATTAAACAAGTACACAAAGTAGCAGATGATCTACCAAAGAAAGACTTTAAAGATAGATATGGTAAAGAAAAAGGTGACGCTGTAAGATTTGGTACTGCAACTAATATGGTTAAGAAAAAATTAGGTATGAAAGAAAATATAAGTGCTTTCAATCCGACAGTACACAATAAAACACTAGGTGTCACTTCTAAAGATTTAGATAGAGCGTTTAATAAATTATCTCAAAGAGCTCAATCGCATGTAAATGATTTATTAAGAACTGGTATGGGTACTAGAGATGCAATAAAAAAAGCAAAAGAAAAATTTAAGGAAGACAACATAAGTGAAGATAGAAGATTGTATGTAGAAACAATTGCAGGGTTAAAGAAGAAGGCTGAGAAATCTGGTATGCCTTATTCAATACTAAAAAAAGTTTACGATAGAGGTATGGCTGCTTGGAAAAGTGGGCATAGACCTGGCGCAAGTCAACAACAATGGGCTTTTGCTAGAGTAAACTCTTTCGTTACAAAATCCTCAGGTACCTGGGGTGGCGCTGATAAAGATTTAGCGAAACAAGTAAGAGGGAAATAAAAATGAGTTATTTAAAACACAAACCAGGTAGCATTGAAGAAATGATGGCGAACAACGCTAAAAAATTAAACGATAATGCCTACCAACAAATGTTCAAAAAAGAACTAGACAAAGCTGGTAAAGGTATCGGCTCTATGTCACCAAAAGAAAAAAAAGATTTCTTTAACAAGATTGATAGTAAATACAAAGCGAAAGATGAAGGTTTTGCTTCAGATGCTCAAAGAAAAGCAGCATTCGCTAGTGGTTACAAAGAAAAGGGTGATAAGAAAGAAGACTTAAATAAAGATGATGAAAAAGTAGTGAACAAAGTTAAAGATATGTTAAAAGGTGCTAGTGCTAAACACGCTGCTCAGGCAAAGATGTTAGACAAAGCGATGAAGACTGAGGCAGATCAACATGCTGACGAGATCAATCAAAAGAGAACTGATAAAGTAAAAGCAGATAAAAAAATGGCTGATTCAGGTTCAAAACTGACAAAAGTTGAGACTGAACCTAAAGTTGACTACAAAAACTAGAACATTAAGAGAACATTACCAAATTACCAGTTGACAGAACGTCAATAATATGGTATATTTAAGTACACTATGAGAAAAGATTTACCAAGAATATACCTAGATATGGACGGTGTACTTTGTGACTTTGGTGCGGCAATAAGAAAGGCCACAGGAAAGTCAAAAGAAGCATGGATGCGTATTGATGGTAGAGTAAAATGGGATACTGTCATAGACACTCCTAAGTTTTGGGAAAACATGCCATGGAATACACCAGGAAAAGTCTTATATAACTTTGTAAAGAAGTATAACCCTCATATTTTATCAGCATATTTAGAAAAAACTTTTGACCCTAACTGTATACCAGGTAAAGCTGCTTGGTGTAGAAAGAACTTGGGTATATCAGGCGCAAAAGTTAATCTAGTGAGAAGACGAGACAAACAAAACTTTGCGATGAACGCAGGTCAACCTACTATTCTCATTGACGATTACGAGAAAAACACATCACAATTCAAATCAAAAGGTGGTATTGGTATCACTTTCACATCAGCCTCAAAGGCTATATCAGAGCTTAAAAAACTAGGCTTCTAATCTTATAAATATATACGTTAATTAACAATCAGAAAGTCGTAGATTTAAAGCGACTAGATTAAAAGGAGAGATATATGTCTTTATGGGGAAACGATATTAAACCTAGAAACTTGACTGACGCAGAGAAAAAAGAAGTATTTGCGAACACTAAAGGTTGGGTAAGAGAAGCAGGTTCAATATTATCAGGAAACGGAAACACAAGTGCAGATCCAGAAGTATTAGTTGCAATCGGTGGATTGTCAGCGAACATGGGTTCTGCGAATATTACAGAACTTGAATTTATTACAACAGCATTTGATAAATCAGATGGTGGAACTTTACAAGTTAGAGCTAGATTTAACGAGCCAGTTACAGTAACTGGTACGCCACAATTAACAGTAGTAAACGACAGTAGAGCAAACCACACATTATCATACGCAAGTGGTAGTACAACTAACGAATTAGTATTTTCATTAACAATTGGTGCGGCTAACGCTGCGACAAATGCTGGTGATGTACTTTCAATCGGTACTAACGCTATGGCATTAAACGGTGGTACTATCAAAGATACAGGACAAAGTGGTACAAACGCTACTATCACTAACGCAGCCTCTATCGGTACAGCGGCTGGAACTATTACAGTAACGGCGTAATATTAAAATAATTTATAGGGGCGCACTAGCGCCCTTATATATAATACTATGAATAACTTGATCTAGGAAAATACCTAGAGTAGCATTCCCGAAAAGGGTTAACAGGAGATAAAAATGGCAGATAAAAAAGTAACGGCTTTGACCGATTTAGGAGACAATCTAGCGACAGCAGATTTATTCCACGTGGTAGATGATCCATCTGGCACACCAATCAATAAAAAGATAGCAGCAGAAGATGTATTTAACAACATACCATCTTGGTTAGGTTTAAAACAAGCTTCACAAGCAATTACTGCTGACGGATCAACAAACACAGCAGTTAATGTAACTACAGCAATTACAGAAATAAACGCAACTTCAGCGACACACGCTGGTGCTTTAGCTGATGGTGCTGACGGACAAATTAAAATTATATTAAACGTTTCAACAAGTGGTACAAATAACGTAGTAATTACACCAACTAATTTAAGAGGGTACTCTACTATTACTTTGAATGCACCAGGCGAAAGTGTAATTTGTTTATTTAAAAATTCTAACTGGAATGTAATCGGTGGTAATGGTTACGCTCTAGCATAATAGATTGGATAGTTTATGGCAATTGATGAAAAAACATTATTAGAAGAAAGAAAAGTATTAGAAGAAGATTTTAATACTACAAAAGATAGAATAGTACAAGTAGAAAAAGATTTAGGTAACATGAAAAGTAATTTAAATGCTGTTTATGGTGCTATTCAACAAGTAGATAAATTACTTGCTTTATCTAAAAAGACTGACGACAAAAAAGAAATGCCGGCAGAAAAAGAAAAGGCACTTAATTTAGCAACGAGTTAATATGAAAAGATTTAAAGAGTTTAGTAAAGACGCTGATATTAAAGACTTTGAGGAAGATGTAATGGGTGAAGCACCTAATACTGCTGATGCAATGAAACGACACAAAGCTGGTAAGGCTGGTTTCTCTGATAAGGCACATCTAAAAGCAAAGGGTTTGATACCTAGAGCTGATGGTACTAAAGTTAAATCTGACAAATACAAATAGAGGAAAAGGAATGAAAACTTTTAAACAACACGTTAAAGAAGGAATGGACAGAGGAAAGTATGGCGCTGGAAACGTAGGAGTTGAAACTTCTGACGCAGTAGAAGATAGCGTAATTGGTGTACATAACATACATGACGCTGACGTTCTAAAAAGAGTAAATGCTTTTGTTTCTTCTGTTGCTGATTGCGAGTACATTAAACCTCAATTCGCTTTTGACAAGTTAAAAGAAAAACTTGAAAGAATTGGTTTAACAGTATCTGATGCAGCATTAGAAGGCGACAATGGAAAAGTGACAGCTGAAGTGAAACAATTTGGTGGAAGATTTGGTAAAGACACTGATGGTTCTGATATAAATGATGATGGCATATCTCATAAAAAAGAGGGTGGATTAAAGATGGAATTATCTTATGAAACTCTTAAAAACGGAGCATCTAGGGTCTACGCTAAATTAGTGTAGTAAATGTTCAAAGAGATTACGAAAGACAATTGGTTATTGTTTGCGCAACATCATTACGATAAACCAATATTAAATAGTGAACAAGAATTTTATGATGATCTTAAAAGATTTAAATATCTTAAAAGGCTCTTTCGTAAATACAAGATAACTGGTAATATAAAAGTAAGATTGGCAGTCAATCATATAATTGTATTACAAAATGTCTTTGGTGTAGAAGCCGCTATTACTTTACTACTATACAAAGTAGATAAGTCTTATTGGGGTGCATTAAAAACAATATTAGACTATCTTGGTTATCTCTATCCACATGAACTTGATAATATCAAGGTGGATAAAAATATAGATGAACTATTGAGAGAACTATAATGGCAAACAGAGCAGTAGATTTAGTTATAACTTATAGAGTAGTAAAACTACTTGCGACACCTTTTGAAAGACAAGAGGCGTTTAAGTATGGTATAATAGATAAAGACGGTAAAGTTTTGAGAAAATTTAGAACACTTAAAACTACTGCCGAAAAAAAATCATATACTATGCTTCATAGGTTTGTTTTTAATCTAAAAAGAATATTACAAAAAGCAGGACTTGGTGGTAGACTAGGTACATTTGCTGTTGCCTTAGGTTTATTAATTAGAGAAGATAAAAGTTATTTACCACATAAAAATTTAATTGAAAGTGCTGTTATATCTTACTTAAAAGAAACTAATCAATATGATAATTTGTTAAATGAAGAAGGTGAAGTATCATCATTTGAGCCAGAGCAAGAAGCATTCTGTAATTGTTTTGGTATTGATGTTTTTGAAGTAGAAGATAAATTAATATCGGAGAAAGAATATGCCAAAACATTATAAAGAAATGATGGACGAATTGATTAACAAGATGGACGAAGACGCTCCAGCTAATAATACTAGTGGTGTAGATATGAATCCTACTGGCGCTAGAATGTCACCAAAGATGATGAAAAGAAAAAAAGAACAAGGTGATGAACAAGATGATATTACTAAAAAAATTAGTAAGATGGTCAAAGCAAATGAAGATAATAATAATGTTATCTTAAAACAAGTAAATGAAAGTCTATCTAAAGTAGAAGATAAGTCAGATGAAAAACTTGGTCTTAAACAAGACGTAGAGGTTGTTGAGAAAGAATACAAAACTTTCCGAGACAAATACAATGCCTAAAACATTTTTAGAATATATGAACTATATAGGTGGTTTTGGATTATCGTATGCTCACAGTGCGATCAAACCAATTGCTAGTTTAGGTGATACTCCACCAAAAGGTCATAAGTATGGTAGAGTTGGTGCAGGTGTGGGTCTAAATGCTGACACAAATAGAATACCAAGAAAGCCTGGTCAAAAGGCTGGTAGTGATAAACATAGTGACTTATATACTGATGAAGACCCAAGAGGTACAATACACGGACTAGGTTTTACAGATGGCGCAAAGGCGAGACAATCTGTTAATAAAATTAAAGGTTCTGGTAAGACACATGCTCATAAGATACAAGCGGCTATCGCTATGAGCCAAAGAGCAAAAGTCGCTAGTCAAAGAGCAAAAGACCCACAAAAGAAAAAAGACTTAGGTCAAGCTCATAGAGTTTACCAGAGATATATAGATACAAACAAAAAGGATAAAGACTAATATGTCAGACAAATTTAACGGGCTAGTAGAGGCAATATTTCTACCACCTAAAAATTGGGTGTTAAACAAAGCATTAAAATTTACTTGTGGTCATTTAAATAATGATGATGTAAAAAAACTAAAAGACTGTGGTGTAGATGTAGTTGATGAGGGAAAAGGTATTGCTACTATTACTGTCAACAAAGGTTATATAACAGATTTAGCTAGTGTGCCAAGAGCATGTTGGGCTTTCATTGCGCCTTTTGATGTGGCGAGAGCAGCAATTGTACACGATATACTATATGAAAAAATAAATGTAGCATTTGAAAATAAAAAAATTAATGAAAGAGAG